CCTTCCTAGGGCTATACTGTAAATGCCCATCGTGGTTGGGTGACGCCATAAGCGTCGGGCTGTGACTTTTCTGTGGGTCACAGCCCTTTCACTTTACTTGGCCTTTATGGAATCCGCTAAGCCTTTGATGGCTTCAAGGACATCGTTATCAACTTGTGACTTTAGAGCCGTGTTGTAAATAGTTCTTAGTGTTTCTAGATCCTTGTTGGCTGCAGCTTCAGAAGCTTCCTCGATGTAGTTCCTAGACTCTCGCGTTGCCTTGATCATCTCTTCCCGCGACGGGCGATTCTTAGAAGTGCTTAGTCCAAGGGTTGCAAGTCCTCGACCGATTGCAGAGCTGGCACAATTCTCCAAGAAGCTTGCCCGATTGATATGGGTCGAGCCTCGAGTCTCATGCGCCCAATCTACTGATGCAGGTCTAACGTCTTCCCGGTCAGTAAAGATTGAAGCTTGAACTACAACTTCGGTTTCATTGATTAGTTTGATTTCTGTGATGATGCGTCCCTGAGGCCATGTCTTCCAAAACTTCTGGATGCGGTCAGCAACGGTTTCGTAATTTGATAGATCGAATGCCATCTGTGTTTTCTCCTATTTAAATGTGATAAAGGGTTTGCCGTTTCGGGCTTGAAGTGAGATTACCTTCTCGCCCTGGTAGAGACCATACTTGATTCCGTTAAGGAATGCGAGAACCGCCGACTTTTGTGCCTGGAGCGCATTGGCCCAGTAATCAGCTTCCGACTTGGTTGCGACAAGGTTAGACCAAAGTGATCCAAGCTCCATTTCGCCTTCCTGTAAGCCTTCAGATAGCTCCCTAACGGTTTCGTAAGTGGATGAACTTCCGTCATACTCAGGGGCCTTATTTGATGTCACAAGGCCGTAGAAGGCTCGTACAGCCTTTTTCATGTCCTTCTGAAGGGAATCATCCCAAACGACCTCAAACTCCTTCCATTCGCCTCCTGCGACCGCTACGACGATACCGCGCTCTAGACCTAGAACTTGAAGGTAATGTTGAACTTGAAGGTTATAGTGCTCAGGTAGCTCGTCCCAATACTGCCTGGTGAACTTAATCTCTAGCACTCCGAGCTTGCCATCTTCCCATTCGATGATGCCGTCGGGATTGGCTTTTAGAATTGGGTTAGCAACGCTCTGCCAGGTTCCAGTCTCATAGACCTTTAGCCAGCCTTCGTTTTGCTCTCTAAATAAATCTCGAATCGGAGCTTCAAAAGCTGTGCCAAGTTTCATCGGCATCGATGGTTCAATCTCATCGCTTAGCTGGCCGGTCTTCTCGGCCCAAAGCTGATAAGCAGATTTCCATGGTGACTTGCCCATGAGTGCGCCAATATCGCTACCGCCAATGCCTTCACGTGCAGCGTGCCATTCTTCAGAGTTAGGCTCAAAGGTGCCTAAATACCTGCCGAAGCCTAAAGCTTCTATCTTCTGTGTAATCTCCATGGCCCGATCCTATTGACCGGGTGTGACATTATGGCTGAGGCTCGTCTTCTTTAGCTGTTTGGTAAGCCTCTTGCACCGAAGCTCCGATTCCAAATGCGTCATCGTTAGGGTCTAGTGATCTAACCAATGGGCCTAGGATTCCAGCGATAAGAGCTGAAGCTGTAATCGTTCCAGGATCTTCAATGCCGGCTAGAACCAATGCTCCGACCGCTGCCAATGCAGCTCGAAGGTAGCTCCAAAGTGCCTTGCGTAAGTGCGCCCAAGTTTCTGGTTTCATTATTTGTCCAATCTTGCTTTGATAAATGGCACTGGATCTAGATAGCCTTTGCCGTTTGCATTCCAAGTATAGAACCGACCTGACTGAATCTCGAAGTGTAAATGAGGCCCGGTTGATTCTCCGGTGTTGCCCGACTCTGCAACCAAGTCTCCCTGGCTAACTTTCTGACCTTTGATAACGGCTAGAGATCCCTTGCGAAGATGCATATAAGTAGCTGTGTAGAACTTGCCAGCATCCTTGAATTGGATTCTCACAATGTAGCCACCGCCAGCCGGTTCGCCGTTCTTGAACTTTAGGGTGCTTGGGCCGGCATAAGTCACCTTGCCATCAGCGACCGCGAATAGCTTGCGACCGATTGCCGAAGCGTAGTCCGTGCCGTTATGGTGTTTTCTGTATCCCAAAATCGGATGTATTCTCCATCCAAAATCATACGTAATTGGAGGCAGGGGTTTCTTGTAGGGCCAGATCACTATCTTACAATCGCCTGGTTTATTGTCAAAGCTCCATGAGCTGCAATCTTTACATCGCCAGTTGACGCGTTAGATACCTGAATGGCGTAAACATAATTTGAGTCTCGAAGCAACAAGGTCTGTTCTGGAGTAAGCGTCAAGGTAATCACGTAAGTCGAAGAGTTAATTGTCGGTGTGGCAGAGGTTACCAAAGGGCCGAAGGTTGATTTTCTGATTTGGAATGTTGCGGTATATCCGGTCAAGTTAACAACTGTCCCATTTGAATTTTCATAGACAAAAGTTTTGACTAACCTGGCACCTGCGTCAATTGTGAAGTTATTTGGTTCGCTCATTATTTAGCTCCTAAGCTGATTATTAATCCGATTATTGAAACAAGTGCAGCCGAGAGTCCTGTGTAAGCAATCTTCTCAATCCAGGCTAAACGGGCCAAAGTCAGTTCGACTTCTCTAAGCCTGTCTGGAACATCATCAAGGTGATCCAGTTTTTGCAAAATCTTGATCAAGGTTTCACCGTGCTCAATTTGCTTAGCGTAGATTGCGTTTTGGGTAATCCTCACGCCCGTAGTCTCGTCTGCCATTATGGAATAATGTTTTGAATCGGAGCTACTATTGAGCCGTCAGGTAAAAGGTAAGCCTCGGAATTTATTGAAAAACAAAAATCTAATGCTTCTTCTTGGGTCAGCTCTGTAAAGTTCCAGGATTTTAATTTTTTAGGATCAACTAAATCGCTGACATACCCGAGGATTGTTTCATTACAAACCCAAGCACCTTGCGCTTGAGCACCTAATTGTGCAATTTTGTCTTCTGGCCCGGTTCCGTACTGAGGGTCAATAAAATTCAGTTTCCAGGTGGCGTATTTCAAGACAGCTCCTTTTTAGTTTTCTCTACTTCTGCAACAAAGCTTTCAAGGATACCAGCCTGTTCCATAGCTTCAATGTGAGATGGGTTTACGCTTGCACCTCCCATTAGCATGGCTTTAGCGTTATTAGTTAGTCTTGCTTGCCAATAGTTAGGTTGAGCTGCTTCAATTTCTTTTCGTGTATATTTGTGGCTAAAAGTGTCAAAAATTTCCAATAGATGTTTCATTTCTCGTTCTGCTCCAACCATGGCAAAAGCAGTTTGAGCAAGACCCAATTCTAGTTCTTGGGCTTTTAGTTCATCAAGATCATTACCTGTGGCTCTGAGTTTCGCAATTTTTAGCTCTGATTTTTTTACATTTATTACTGCAAGCTTGTATTTGTAAATAGCGTCTTGTAGCTCTATAACTGTTTGGTAATAGCGCATCTCGTCGGTTGCATGTTGTCCCAAAACAAAACGCTCTAGCTGAAAGCGTGAGCGTGGCTGCTGAACCTCTGCTATTGCTTTTTCAATTTCTTGAAACACTAAAAAACACCTTCATCAGACATACCTCCTGGATAACGAGTAGCAGCAGATAAACCTGTTCCAAGAGTTGTTCTGGTATCGCCCGGGAATGCAAATTTGTCCACCCTGCTAGTCCTTGCCCCATCAAATCCACCAGCAAAATAACCGGCTACCTCGGTATTAGCCATGGCTGCAAGGTTGTAATTTGCAACGGATAAGCCGGTTCCCAATGTTGTTCGCGTATCAGATGGGAAAGAAAACTTATCAACAGTTGTAACAAGTGGAGCCGGTACCTGTCCACCACCAACATAACCAGCAACGCCAGCATTCGCCATACCCGCGGCTCCACCTCTTGAAGAGGACAGGCCTGTGCCGAGCGTGCTTCGGGTATCTCCTGGAAAAGCAAATTTATCCACTGTAGATGTTGGGCCAAAACCACCAGCGGAATAACCTGCTACTGCTGGATTACCAAAACCAGTTACTTGATCTACAGCAGCCGATAAACCTGTTGCAAGAGTTGTACGAGTATCTCCTGGAAAGGCAAATTTATCGACAGTACTTACGGCAGCCGAACCGTTATAACCACCACCGTAATATCCAGCAACTCCATAATTGGCAAAAGATGAAGATGCTGATCTGGCTACGGATAAACCTGTTCCTAAAGTAGTTCGAGTATCCGCTGGAAAGGCAAATTTATCGACAGTAGCAACAACTCCTCCAGAACCACTACCTCCAGCAAAATAGCCAGCAATTCCAGAATTAGCCATTCCAAAAGCAAACAATCTACTAGCGGATAAGCCAGCCCCTAAAGTAGTTCGAGTATCCGCTGGAAAGGCAAATTTATCAACTGTTGTAACAGTAGCGCTTGCTGCGGTTTCTCCTCCACCAATATATCCAGCTATGGAACTCCGAGCACCTCCGCTTCCAGCTAATATTCCCAATGGTATAAGCATGCTTAGCCTAGGTTTCCAATCAAGTAGTAAACCCCTGAGCCACCGAATACAACAGAAGCTGCAGCGTATTGTTTAGCAGTCTTTACCTTGGCATCTGCTGAAGATAGTGTGACTCCAGCTCCAGCTGCGAATGTAATCTGCCCGGCACCTGCCTGGATAAAGTCGATACGATCGCCCTGCTGTGTTAGCACGTTATCGATTGTAATTGTAATTGCTGAGCCAGTTGAACGGATTGTAGTTCCAAGGTCAGCTGCAACGATTGAATAGTTGGCAGACTTGTCCGACCAACCAGAAGGCTCATCGCCTAGATCTACCCAAGCTGTGCCTGAGTAATACTGGAAGCGATTGACGTCCTCGAGCCAGCTAAGCATTCCCTCATTAGGAGTAGTGATAGCTGAAGCGCGAGCTGTTGAGTTTGAGAAGACCATGACCGACTGCCTCATTAGGTAATCGTTTAGATCTGAAGCCGGTAAGGTGCTTCCATTAGAGAAGACTTTGAATGCCATTTGTTATGCTGCTTTCCATAGTTCGAGAGTTGTGAACCAGTTGTCTACATCGATGTCATGGTTTACCTTGATGATAGTGTAGTATCCCACAATATTGAGCTGATCCTTAGTATAACTGACCCCAACCAAAGTTCCCGGTGTAAACACCGCTGCTTCAGTTAGGTTTCCTAGCCTGTCCTTGGCCGGAGTGCTGACTTGACTAACTAGCTTTGTTGGAGCTTGCTCGTAAACGGCAGTAGCCCAACGGTTTAGTTCGGTCGAATCGGTTGTATTGATTTCCACGTCAATAGCTGATTCTCCGTAGAGATCGATAGAATCCTGGTCTCTTAGGATGACAAAAGTTTCAGGATCAGAAGTCAAAGATACCTTTAGAGAGTTGTAAACAGCATCGGCATCCGAGCTGACCACAATCTCCGATAGGCATAGGTGATAAGGGCTAAGTGAGTGGTCGTTGCCAATTATGTATGTGGTTGAAGTTCCGGTTTCCTCTTGTGGTCTAGGAATGACGGTTAGTTCTTCTGTGTCTTGATCTATCCAAACAACCGCCAGCCCTACGGAGATTGCATCGTTGATAATGTCCGGAACCAAAACGTTAGTTATATCCACCGAAGGAATCTTGCCCTCAACTGGAAGAGAATGGCTGGCTAAAGTAGTTCCGGTCTTGATTGATAGAAGCTCAAATACTTCATCGACCGTGGCATAGGTTCCTCCTGGCAGACCGGTTGTATCCCACTCATCAATACGAAGGTTCACAATTGACTTGTAAAGGTCAAAGGCTCTAATGCGAATCAGGTTCGGGCCCTGGGGGAAGTAAGTCACGTCTATGGTGTCGATATAGCCCACAAATAGAACTCTGTCTAATTCCTCAGAATCAAGTCTTACTCGAATCTTTGTGTTAGCCCTAATGTTCTTGTTTACTGTTGGATCTAGGTCAAAGCTCTGAAGGGTTATGTTGGCCGTGCCTGGCTGTGGTTGGAAGTAGATTGCATCGGCAATAGCTCCACCAATGCTTAGACCAACCCTAGAAGTCTCGCATCCAACATCTTGCCACTTGAGACCTGAGCTTGGAGCAAGGACGTCGTTGCCACCGATTAGAGAAAGGTTGATTGTAAACTCATCGAAGCCACCGAGAACATCGTCCCCACCCAAAAGGCTAATTCCTAGGATAAAGCTGCTTCCATCCTCGTCGGGAAGTAAAAACTCGACTACAAGATTGTTTTCAATGTTAAAGTTTGGAATCATTGTGCTCCGAGACGCCTAAGCGCAGCTGAAGTAATTGAAGGTGATCCTGAGGTCTTTGTTCCCTTGTTGATTGCGTCTGCAATTTCCTTGGGGGTTACGTTGCCCTTGTTGATGTTGATTGTCACGTTTTGCTTTGGCTGTTGGAATGCATCGCCAAATAGTCTGCCGGTTTCTGAGTAACGTGTGTCTCCAGATAGAATCCTCGATGTCTGTCCTCGAGCAACGCCTTCCATGTATCCACCGACTGCAGCTCCAGCGCCAACTCCAGCTAGTCCAGCTCCAACCCCAGCTCCAACAGCTCCAACTGCACCTGCCAATAGGGCTGCTGCCTTGTAGGCGTTAGCAGCTCCGGTCGCGATGTTCCAGGCTGTCGTGACAGCTCCGATCGCAACAACCATCGGCACTAGCCAGTTCTTGTTCTTATCTACCCAAGCAACCAGCTTGATTCCTTCTTCGATGATGGCCACAATGCCATCGACAATTTCCTGAAGTTTTGCCTGACCTTCTGGGGTAGCCAACCAGGTAGAGAACTTTTCCAATACTGGAAGAAGGGCCATGCCCACTTGCTCTTGCATCTCTCCAAAGATGATGTTCATTCTCTGGTAAGGATCTAGATTTGCTGCCTTTTCAGCGCTACCTGCAAATAGCTTTTCAAGCTCAGCCATTGGGTCTTTAGCGCCCTTGATTGCCGGAACAAGTCTTTCAAGTGCTCCAGTAGTTCCCTCGGGCCCAACAGCGCGAGACAAGGCTGTGGTAACTGCGTCTAGGCTCTTTCCAGTTCCAGCTGCGATGTCGAGGGCCAAAGACATAAGCCTGGTCGATTCCTCGACGTCACCGGTTGCTCGGGCTAGCTTGGCAAAAGCCGGTCTAATCTCATCGTCTGCAACCGAAGCTTGAAGTTGCATTTTCTTGATTGATTTTTCAACCGATGCGATTTGAGCATTGTTAGCTCCAGTAGTGTTCTGGAGAGCTGTGGCCAAAAGACCTTGGCTCTTCTGATCCTCGACGGCTGCTTGAGCTGCCTCTTTAAGCTCTCGGGTTATTAGTGCAAACGATAGACCAACACCGATGGTTGCAAAAGCTCGGCCAATTCCTGAGCTAATCTTCTTAGCTACTCCTTGGAGTCCTTGGAGCTGTTTGTTAGCTCCCTGAGTAGCCGAAGTTAGCTTCTTGAACTCACCAAGGATTTCTACATTGAGGACTAAGCTCATTGGTCTCTACCATCTTCCAAAACTTTTAGGAAGG